TTCTAGATTTCATAAACCAAGAAAAGTATTTTATTTGTTGTGTCATTTTATATCTTTCTATATTAGTTAATGATGTATCCTATCATTAATAGGATACATCAGTCAAGTGTTAATTTACACTTTCTTGGGCTTTCATATATGCCATTCTTTCGGCTATTTTCTCCTCTCTTGTTTTCTCTCTTTTATTTTTCATTCCCTTAATTCTATCAGCTAGATTTTTAGGATTGTAGATAGTTAAGCCTGTTGAGTTAGTTCGGATTATTTCTGCCTCATCAATATTCAAACCAAGTTCAGTTGCAAGTTCTAAAGCCTCGTCTAAATATTTATAACCTTTTAGACCTAACTTAATTTCTTTCATCTGATCTAAAATAGATTTAATCCATTTATGATGTGCCATAACAAATTGTGATTTTTGTTTTTTCCAATCAATCAACATCATATACTCTTGTTCAGTACAAGCTATTGATCTATCTCTACAATAATCTCTACCAATTAAATCAAGTTGATATTTGTCATTCCACTCTTTGCCATAACCTTTGTCATCATTACCAAGATACTTACTATTGTTATCACAATATTTTGTTTTATGTGGGTTGCTATCTTTGCCCTCTTGCTCAATCAAAATATCTGGGTTGCAGTTCTCTTGTGCTTTTAGTTCATCACGAAATAAAGCATAGCCATAACTATTGTCGCTATAACTAGAAGAATTGCTATCGGTATCAATACTACCATTTAATCTAAAATCAAAATGGCTTTCAATAGTATCTTCTTTCATTATAGGATTGTCGTCATAATCTCTATCTTCTTTCATTCCCATATAATGAAAATGAAAACAACTGTCTTTAGCAATAGTAGAAACATTCTCAAATTTATTTTGTAGGTATCTTGCTTTCTCTACATCTTCATCTGTATAATGTCGCCTTACTATTGTTTCAGCAATCTTCCACGCATTGTCGTTTATGTCAATCTGATCTGCTTTTAGATTGTCATAGTTTTGTTTTTCAATCGTATCTTCTTGTTCAAGATGTACTCGCATTCTATTAGCAATCTTGTTCCGATACTCTTGATTTAGTCTTAATCTAGTCATTTTTTGCCTTTCTATATTTGTTTGCATTTAATTTGTTTTAACACTTGACAATAGGATAGTCAAGCATTATATTTGATTTATGTTATTTACAGATATTATGCAATCTGCCGAATAAAGTAAGTGTCCCCCAGTCATCATAATTATCTGGGGGAACTGATCCCTGGTCTATCTCCCACCTTATAAGTGGTAGGCCCTGGTGCACCGGTAAACAATTACTGTCGGGCCTCAGTGAGATGGACCTGGGATCAGATAGTAGCGTATCGAAAAAGGATGCTAAGTTAGGGTTTGTTGTCAACTACACTAACCTACTACTGATCCCTGATCCAACATGCTAGTCAGGAATAATACCGGTTGATGTGTGTTGGATCTGGGATCAGAAATTATGAGCAGACAATTAGAAAATTATGGAATTAATATACTGCAGCTCCATGCTGAATGGCTCGTGGCCAACGGCTACAAGCAGCAAGCCACAAGCTGCAAGCGGCAGATTAGAATGATTCTAATTAACAAAAAGAAAAAAGAGCGGCAAGCAGCAAGCTTCAAGCTTGACAGCATCTCAGGGATATTGTAGGATGAATTTAGAAAGGAATAATTATGACAGACAATGATAAACAGTTGTACCAGTTAACTCAAGGAATTACACGTATAGCAAACTATATGGAGGAGATCCTGAGACTAGTGAAGGAAGATCAAGAGAAGATGGAGAAATACAGAAAGGAAAATGATGCAAACAATTAAAACAGAACTAACAAAAATAAATGATGAACTGTTAGAGTTTTATAACAGACCCGGGATGGCGTTGCACTTCCAGCCAACTAACTTAAAAAAATTAAAAGAAATTATTGAGAAATTAATATTTCTAGAAGAAGTGATTAATGAAAAGAATTAAACACAACGATCTGACACATTACTTCCTGCGGCCGCACTCAGAGCTGCCGCAGGCGTACCTGGCCAGCTGTGAAAAGTTCTTCAACACTTTCCACTCTGTAGATAATGAAAAATTCAAGCGCCAAGCAGCAAGCCGCAAGCTTCAAGCGTCAAGCTTGACAAGCCTCAAGCCGCATGGTACTAATAGGATAATAAAGGAGAATAAAAAATGAAAACAAAAGAAATAAAAATAGACCCAAGCTTTTTTGAGTTTGATACGTTTAAAGTTGAACACAGCAAACAATGGGTTGGTGAAAGACTTTATCAACAATTTAACATTTACACTGGAAGAGACGAAGATAAACATCATATCTTTACGCCGTACTTATCATTTTTTAATTTTGATAATTATAAAGAAGCTCAGGAAATGTGCGATAAATTAAACAGAATAGCGGATAAATATCATGAAGACAGATAAAAGAAAAGAAGAGACATGCGAAGAGCAGCTTCGCAGGATGTGCAAAAGCATTGCAGACGGTATTACCAATCCTGTGATCAGTAACGACGAACAAGAAGACGGCAGCGTAGAACAGCACGGCGGTGCCAGTGAGTGGATGGAAGGCGTATACGATGTCCGTTACTTAGTGGATCGTGAAAAAGAATACATGGGCGCTATGCTTCTAGTAGCAGGTGGCGGGCCAACGATCTGGGTCAACACCTGGACGTCAGAGGTAGAAGGATCCTGGGCTGGTGACAGATGCACACATTACTTTCAGGACAACATTGGTCTGGACGATTATAACGAAGAAATGTATAATTGCAGCTAATGACCTTTTACCACCCAAAACATTATGCAGCCTTCCGGGCTGCAAGGAAGAAGCTACAAGCTACAAGCGACAAGCCTCAAGCTCCAAGCGAGTCAAGCAACAAGCCACAAGCGTCAAGCCCCAAGCAAAAAGGTTCAAGCTTCAAGCCACAAGCTTCAAGCGCCAAGATCCCTGAACCAGGAAACAATTGAAAACGATTAACGGCTCTTGGACCGAGGGCCTCGACCAAGATAAATGTATTCTTTGGATGCTTAACATGCCATGCAATTTGGTGTGGTGAAAACTTAATTTTTATACCCTTGGTTACTTTTAATTCTACTGTGAAAAAGGTGCCAGAATTATTATAGCCCAATAGATCAGGAGTCCCAACATTGCTAAGGTTTTCAATCCTATTCCATACAATTCCAGGAGTTTTTTTAAGTAGTTTTTTGTATAATTTAGACTCTGGTCCCACTTACTTTTTCGGGGTAGCATCGTCATTCTTTTTAGCTTTCAATGACGCTAACATAGCAATTATTGTAGCTACTTCTCCATATGGTCTAGTCCATAAATACTGCAATAATTGTTTTCTTTGTTCTTCAGTCAACTCAAACATTTTTACTCCTTCCTAATAATCTCCACGCACGCCTGGAGGTAATATTATTTTTTTACTTTTCACAGGTTTTAAAACTAATCTTAAACCTTGTTGTGCACCTATTATATTATTCTCTTGTACTTCCATTCTTTTAATTTCTTCAAGATAACCATCCACTTCAATATAAATTCTAGCATACTGAACTGCATTGCCTCTGCCTTTACCATCTTTTAACTTGTCAGTAAAGCTACCTAAGAATTGTTGTAAGTCCTTAACGAGCATTAAAATAATCGTCTATCTGTTTAGCCAAAGCTTTGTTATCTTTCTTCAACTCTTCGTTATCTACAATTAACTTACCCATAAGTTCTTTATGATTTTGATTAATAGCCATTAACTCTTTGACTCTTTGTCTTAAAGTTTCAATGGTTTGTTCTAAATCATGTTCACCACGATCTTCTTTTACTTGTTGTAAATTTATAACTTTGTCATCTTTCATATCTTGACAATATAGCCATGTTACCTTAAATTGTCAATATGGGAGTTCCAAAAAGATTAACTGAAATGCAAAAAAGATTTGCAGAATATCTAGTGTTTAACGAAGGTAGAACAACAGGCGCTGATGCGGCAATTGCTGCAGGCTACAGTGAAAAAAGAGCACGTGTTGAGGCATCAGAATTACAAAACCCTAGATTGTCACCATTGGTAGTACAATACATAGGCGCATTACGAGAAGAAAAGTTAAAAAAGTATGAAGTTACTTACGACAAACATGTAGCAGAACTTGGTAAGATACGAGAAGAAGCACTTAAGAAGGGTGCCTTTTCCGCTGCGACCAACGCTGAAAAAAACCGAGGTATGGCTGCAGGATTATATATAGACCGGAAAATAATA